TCTTGCAAAATGCAAATAGCCTTCATCTGGATCCATACATAACATAAGATCCTGTATTTGTTGTTCTGTATAACTTTCTTGTGTGTTTGCTTTTTTTGTTAAAACACCATCAAGCGACTTGCTCATTGTTTCCCCCATCTACAAATTTAATACTACACTTTAAACTTTTACGTTCTCTATTCACTATATCAAGTATTTGTATATTTTTTTGTTTGTTTAGATGTCTAATATCGAATATAATTAATGTGTCTTCTGTAGAATGTTTTTGTATTAATTCTTTATATGTATTAGCAGGATAATGAAATCCGCAACTTAAAAAACTATAAATTAAATCAAACTTTATATCTTTAGGAATTATAGGATTTGCTGCATCAATAAAGTTATATCTCATATTTTCGCTGTCATAATATTTTTTTAAATTTTCTATACTGTTATAGAAATCCATTGATTCGGCAGAACCGTATTTTATTTGACGTTTTTGTGAATCTTTTTTAGGGTTGCCGTCTAAAAGATAAAGATTACTATTATATTTTTCTTGAAAACATTTTGATTCTCTTGCATATCCGCATCCGATATCTAATATGTTTTTTGGTTCAAATTTAATATAAGAATCAACGACAGAAAAATTTTTTGTTTTTCCGCTTTTATAACCATCAGATTTCCATAGATCAGACCATTTACTCATACAAGTACTTATCCAAAAAAATAGGCACCGAAGTGCCTATTTGATCCCGCTCCCCATCGTAGCTTATTTTTTCTTAAATTGCGGTGGTACTTCGCCTTTCTTGGGCTTTTTACCTTTTGGTTTGCCTGCGTTATCATCTTCGCCTGGTTTCTTGTCTGCCCAGTCTGGAACACCGTCGCCATCAGCATCTGGCTTTTTCTTTTCACTTAGTGCTGCCATTAGCTGTGCTTTGATAGCTTCTACTGCCATAGCATTGTCGCCGTCTTGTGCTTTGGCATATGCTTTCTTTTCACGGTTAATACCACCGCTTAAATCTTTAGTCATCAGTTCGTGATCTGAATATTCTGGATCACCTTCGACACCGTCTGGTGAATTTGCATAACCTTCTTCGATGCCCATGTCAGCTAGTAGCTCTGGTACAAGCTCTGCAGGATCAGTTTCGCCGTCATTAAAAGTCATGCCTTTTTCAGTTGCAATCTGTTCTAGCTCACCGTATAGATAATCACCTACAGGTCCGCCTTTTTTAAGTAGATCCATTACCATTTGCTCTGGATCGTCTGCACTTGAAATCATAGCATGGATATCGCTCATGCCGCCTTCTTCTATTGCTTCTTCTTTTGGCTCGTCCATCATTGCTGCTAGACGCTCCATGTCTTGACGCATTGGCATCATTGCATCTGCTGCTGGCTTTGCATCGCCCATGCCTGCATTTTTCATCATGTTAATTAAGTCTTGTACATGCTCTGCGCCGCTTGCATTTAGATTGACACTCATTGTCACAGGGTTACCTTGATTCATCGGTGCCGGAGCCATTCCAGGTCCTTCTGCCATTTCTGGAGGACACTCTGCTAACTGCTCTGATTCAGTTAGTGTTTGTTTTGCTTCGTTTTCTAGATCCGTCATACGCTGGATCATATCTTTCATATTCATAGTTAGCTCCCTATCGGTGATTTTGCATTTTCGCTATCGTCAATGTCTTTAGACTCGCCTACAGGTGCGCCTGCCATAGGATCGTTATCTCTTTCTTTACGAGCGGTTTCTAGTTCTTTTAGAAGATCCATTACTCTATTACCTGCGACTGATTCTTGTGCGCTTTCGCCGCCCATATCTTCTTTGTCTAGCATTGCTTCGTATGGAGCATCATCTTTAGTTTCTTGATACTCTTCTCTAGGATCGTTTGCGCCACGTACAATAATGTGTGCTTGATCTATACTACAGCACTTTCCAATATACTCTTGTAGTACTTGAGGTGTTGTAGGATAACTTACATCTACTTCCCAATAAGTAACTTCCATATTTTGTAATTGGGGGAAATCTAATGGACGTTCTTGTATTGGTGTTTTCTTCCCTGCACCCATGTTTGCAACTTCAAACTTTTGCAAACAACCTTTGATACTATCTTCGCAGCCTTCTGGTAAATCACCAGCTACTCCGATTTTGAAAGAATAGACTTTTTTAGATTCTGTTAATATTTCTTTAAATGATCTCATTGCGCAATGACCTTTATCTTATATATTATTTATCTTTATCTAGCCCTTTAAGGCGCTCTAAGAGACTATTTCTATCTGTGACAACATAGCCTTCGCCTTCTATCATACCTCCGTCTGAAGGTTTATTATCTTTGTCTTGCTTCTCTTTTTTAAGTTGGAGTTCGACCATTTTAAGTTTTTTATCTAGTTTAGCAACTTTAGCATCTAAACTTGTTTTAAGCATGCCGCCTGCAACTTCAAAAACTCTACCGCTGTAACGGCTTTCAACATTCATACCTAAATCCATAAGATCTTCATATGCACTCATGGCTTTATCTGCAACTTCATTTAGTTCTTTATCAGCCATTTCGCCTAGGCCTTTGACTTGAGGTAGTGCAGCGGTTATTTTGTCAAACTCTGCCATATCTCGCAGTGTTTCTGCTTGTTCAACTTCGTATTGTTTTTGTTCTTGTTCTTGCTGTTCTGCCTTATCTATAAGATCTTTACTATCTGGCAAATTTAACAAGTCTTCTAATTTTTTAGTCATTGTACTTCCATTAACTGCTACTATTATTTATCGTCTTGTGCCGTTATGAAATATATCATCTTCTGTGACAATTCTAAATGTAATTTTATTTTGTTTGCACCATGCTCTTGCTGCTTCCCATTTTGCTTGATTTACGATGTAATGGGCTTGATTATGTTTTGAACGTCCTAGATTTTCTTTCATTGCTTGATTTTTAGGTTTAACTTCTATTAGTTCTACACGTTGTGTGCCTTTTTGATCGTTATATACTATAAAGAAATCTGGAACATAAATTGTTTGTTTTCCGCTTAATGGATTACGATAGGGTATGCGTATTGCTTCACTTGCCCATTGTGCAATAGCAGGATGTTCATCGCAAAATTTCATAAAGGTAAATTCCCATCCGCTTCTATATGTGGGATGCTTTTTTCCTACATACTTGTCTGGGTTCTTTAAATCAAATTTACCTGATGCAAACTTTCTACTCATGGAATAATATTACGTTGTTCTATTCTTGTTCCGCCAAAATCAGTTTTAAATCCTAACTGACTTGATTTAGATCTATTAGCATTAAGAATTATGCCAACAGCATTACTAAGTTTTACATCTGTAAGACCATCTAATGTATCCATAAGTTTTTGCACATTAAAATTTTCTTGTTTTGCTTGTGCTAGAATTACTGCTGCTGTGTTGATAGCACTAGTTTCTTCAAAACCTCTTTTGAGAAAATACCCTATTACAGCATCTACTTCGTTGCTAGAATAAGAAATAGACGCTCTATTATATGTGTCAAAGAATTTCTTTACTGAATCGGCACTATCTGTATTAGTATTAGCTGGTAAATTTGATGGCATAATTAATCCTTAATTGTATCTTTGATTGTAGTCTTTTCTTTGAGATTGTATTGTCAATGTAGCAAATCTTTTTTGTATAGGTGATAGATTACTATCTAATATTTCTTGCTCTGTTGCTACACCTAATCCGGGAATATTAGCAGTTTCAGCAGCAACAAATGCTTGTTGCTGATCTGTAAGAGGTCCGTCTGCATTCCTCAGACTATCAACAATATCTTGAGATTGTCTAGGACTTGATACCCTTAATCCTGTAAGATTAACAGCAGGCGCAGATCTTTGTACTTGTTTTGTTTGTCCAACAGCATCTAAGACCGAACTTGCAATATTTGCTGCTTGTCTGTTATTTCCTAAACCTATGCTTTCTAATAATTGATTTGTGACTGCTGCTTTAGCAACGTCTTCTAAACTATTGTAATCATTAAGATTATTTAATCCCAAAGCAGTTGCATTGCCTGTGCCTACTACTTTTCTTATAACCGTATTTCTTACGCTAGGATTATTTAAAAGTGTGCTTACAATATCACTACCGTCTCTTATTCTACTTGATTGCTGCTGATTACTTGCAAATATTCCTGTGTTTTGATTTGGGAACAATAATCCTGCTAGTCCGCCGGGGTTTGGAATTACACCGTTTTGGAATGTGCCCTGGCCTGGAATACTAAATGGATTTTGTGCCATTGTAGCAGTTGATTGATACACAGGTGTTGCTTGGTTTTCTAGCACATAATTTGATTGCTGATTTGGATATAAGTCTTGATTTCCTAATGGGCTAGGTGTTTCGTCATAACCTGTTCTAGAATCTCCAAACGTTTTAGGCTCGCCGTTAGGACCAATTTCTATTTCACCATGGTCGTAAATAACACCTTCATACATAATTGTCATAGTATTTTCTGCGATGCCTGTGCCATCAGCAGAGTCCATAGTATCATGCTGCCATCTTTCTACAATTGGATTTATTAGTGTAAAACTATTCCATTTATTTCTGCTCATTTGGAATATTTTAATTTCTTTAAAGAAAGGTATTAGTGTTCCGTTGTCTAATCCATAACTAGGAACTTGTCCTGCATATTTGTCTCTTGTCCCGAAGGTTTGACTTAATGCACTACCTGTACCGTCATTATAGTTTCCATCTTTGAAATAGTAGGTGTAGTACTCTTGTAATAGACTCATTGTAACACCAGCATTATCATCGTGCCACTTAATAGTGATAGGATCATAATCTACTCGTGTTTGTATATTTTTCTTTCTATTATATTGCTGTCTCGTTTCTACGCTTGCACTATAACTAGGCAAATCTACACTTTTTACAAGCACATTAACCAATGGCTCTTCTTGTACTGAAATACTTGCATGTGCTCTTGCAGCCGCAGTAAGTTCAAATACACAATGATATAGATATTTTACTTTTGGCGAGAAATTCATACGCTGTTGCGTATATAATCTATGAGCGTGTTGATAGTCTCTCATATTTGTTTCGGCCATGGCAGTCTCCTATACATTATTTATCTGCAAAAATATACCATAAAAAAATAGGGAACATAAAGTCCCCTATTTTAATTTTCAAATGCCAATTTAATTATTATTCAGGAGTTGGACCTTCTGAAGTGTTAATTGTTGTATTAGCTGTACTTCTACCTACCGAAATACCTAGTCCAGCTGTTCTAGTTACGCCGTCTTCTTCTGTTTGAATTGCGTTGTCGTAACGTATAGATAGTGTAATTGTTACTGGGTCATTTGTAGCGTATGATAGTGAGTTGTAGTTAGCAGATTCAATATAGCAACCTACTAAGTTGATTCTATCAACAACGTTAGTGTCAAAGTTACCGTTACCACCGTCTAGAACTTCTACAGCCATTCCGAACTTGTAGCTACCGCCTGAAAATGCAGATGCCTGCTCATAGAAGTCGAATTGTTTCTGTAGTTGCTCACCTACAAGTCTCTGCACTCTGTTATTAACATCTTCACGTAGTGTTAATGTAATAGGTTCCCATGTGTGCTTACCTGCAATATAACTTCTTGAGTTATATGCGTCAATAGTGATGTTTTCAAAAGTTAAGTTAGGTCTTGTAACATCTACTGTTTGTTTTGTAATTTCAGTTAAGTCTGTTGAGTTGCCAAAGTTTGAAACAACAACTCTAAAACGATACTGAAGTTTAGGCATCAATAGTGTGCCGTTTTTCTGTCCGTCATTAACAGGAACCGAAATATTTTTTAGTGAATTAATTGGCATTTGTTATCCTCTCTAGTAATAGTATTTATCATCATTGGGGGGTATTTTTTCTACCCCCCATTTTTAATGATTAGCTTCCTAGTGCTGCTATTTCACCTGTGTTTTTAATTCTCAATGGAATGTAAATGAATTCAACAGCTTTAACTGGTTCAATTGCAACATCGATCCAAAGTTCGTTTCTGTCAATTCTTGCAGGTGTATTGTTTGATTCGTCACATACAACTACATAGTCATATAGGGCTCTCAAACTTGCCAATTCTAACAAGAAGCCTTCTGTAGCCTGTTTGATCTGATCACGTGTGATCTTATCGTTTGGTTCAAACAAGTATGGTCTTGCTAGTGCTTCTAGCGTTGTTCTCATGTAAATTACAAGTCTTACAACATTGATTCTATCTAGTGCTGTAGCTGCTCTTGCACGAGTTTTCTGTCCAAACACTTGGATACCTGCTCCAGCAATAAATGTAATCGGGTTAATATTATTTTCATAAAGTGTATCACGCACACCACTACCTAGTGCAATGCTATAAAATTCACCTTCATCATTAATATATCCAGTTGCAGTTGAATTGGTAACGCCGCCTCTTCTAACACCTGCTGGTGCAAACCATGGATAACTCTTTTGGTCACTTAATATAATTGTACGTAGTGCCATATGTGTTGCTGGTACAACAATATTGTTACCGAAGTTATCACTTGTAAATCCTGCTGGATAGTACATAGCTAGATATTCATCTCTACTTGGACCACCAAAGTCATTATCTTCTGTAGCAAGATTTGCGTTTGACGCCCATTCATTTAGTGATGTTGCATCTGGTGTTAGACGCATTGGAGTATCGCCAATAACCATACCTGTTAATCTACGTGTATAGTTTAGGTCAATCATCTCACCAATTAGCTCTGGATAACCTGGGCAAGCCATTAAGTTAAATCTAATTAGTTCTTCGTCACGAATATCAATGTTACCATTTACCATTGCTTGTAGTTTTTGTACAACTGATTTACGTTGTGCAAAACGTCCAAATGTACCTGAACCATCTTCGTTGTTGCCTGAGTCAGTTACCCAACGGTGTGGATAGTAATTGATCATTGACTCATCGTTGTTACGGATGTTGTCGTCTGCAATGTTAATGTGGTTGCGTACAAAACGCTTAACATTAAAACCGCTTCTGCGTAGATTCCATAGCAACATACCTCTTGGATATAGTGCAGGATCTGGAGCATCTGGATCTAAGTAGTTGCTTGATAGTAGATCAACAATATCTGCTGCATCACTATCACTACCTGCTAATCCCCAACGTGCTTCATCAAACAAAATACCATTTTCTGAAGTTTGGTCTGTTTTATCAATTAATGTCCATAATTGAAGTGCAACATTAAAGCGATAAATGTTTGGATAGTTTTCTAAGTCTGAAGTGTCAATCCAAAGATCGCCATCAACTAGCGCACTACCGTCTGATTGTTGCTCAGGCTCAGTTGCTGAAACAATCGGACCTGCAGGCGAAGTATCTGGATATACGTTTTGATATCCTTGCCAGCCGTTTGTTGGTCCATCATGTACCATGATATCTACTTCATCAATTATTGAACTATACCATAGTTCGCCATCTGCTGTTAATGATGTTGGAGCATCTGGTGACGGAGTATATTCTAATGGTCTCCAGTTTGAAATCATATATGCACCATCTACTGCTGCTACAAGAGGATCAACTGCCGAAACTGTAGTAACTGCATCTGCTTCTATTTGAGCTGGTGCTGCATAGAAGTTAGCAGTTGTTGATGGATCGTCAGCTTCAAACGCTGTATATCCTAGATCAGCAAGTAGTCCGTCGATATCATAAATGATTGCATCGCCGCCTGTTGCATGTCCTAGTAAGATTCTGTTTTGTGCATCAATTTCAGCAGTAACATTTGTTAAACCTGCACCATTAATGCCAGCAGCTACATCATCAGCAACAGCTGAACTTGCAGCATTAGTAATTGTAATAGTTGCAACTCTCGGAGTTGTAAATACATCACTATTAACTTTTGTTTCTGAAATAGCAACTTTGTATGTACCTGCGCCAAGTGTTGTGCCTGTTACTTTTTCGCTTGATGCTAAAGTACGACCATTTACTTGTCTTCTGTAAAACTTGAAGTTTGCAACATTTGGATCTGATGCTTCTTCATTGTTTGCTTTAGTGTAGATATCACCAATCTGTAGGTTTTCGCCGCCACCTGTTCTGTCTAGTTCATAAATTGCTGATGCGCTTGTATTATAAACTGGAGCAGGAATAGTTTCCCATAGTTGTGTATCTTCATTGTACTGTCTAATGCTATACTTCATACCTGCGTTTGGTTCAGTTGTTTTATACCAAATTGAACCTGTAGGTCTTGATTCAGTATCGCCTGTTTTAAATGCAGGAACATTAGTATGAGTTGAAATTTGCAGTGCAGGTGAATAATAAGTTCCAGCTGTAAAGCCAAATTCACTCATTGCGCTACCTGCAATATCTACAGAATCATTTGTTGTGTAAATTTCTAATTCGCCATCAACTACATTTGCACTAACACCTGCAATGCCTTCATTGTTAATTTCTTCTGCAAGTGCAGCAGCAGTATTACCAATTCTTGTAATATCTACTGTGTCAATTGTAAAGCTGTTTGAAGGATCAAAGGTTGTTGTGCTAGCAATTTCACTTCTTAGTGTCGGCCAACTACCTTTCCAGTCTAATGAACCAACTTCAACCCATTCACCGATGTTTGCTTCTTTAACAGCAATACTTGCACCATAGCCAGGTGATTTGTAATATAGTTTGTTTAAATTTGTAATTGCTACAACAGCATAATCACCAATTTGTCCAACTGACTTTTTAGGTGCGCCTGGTGCTGTTAAGCTTTCTCCTGATGTTCTTGCAACATCACTCGGTGTTAAAACAATAGGAGCCTTTGTTGTAAATGTTTGTCCGCCTACAGTAGTAATTGGAGCACCGTTCCATTCAGCAATACCAAATGCTGTTGAATCTGTGTCAAACCAATATGTTCCGTCTGCAGGGTCACCGCCAGGAGGTGTAGCACTTGCTTCTAGTTTAGATATATCAATATCTGCTCTAGTAACAAAAACTCTGTTTGTTACACCCAGTAGTGAGTATGCTGTTTGTAATCCGTATTCGTTTAATTCACCGCCGTGAATCATGTTACCATTGCCATCGCTCATAAACACTGGATCGCCAAATAGCTCTCCAAGTTCTCTCTGTGACGTCAGCAAGTATGGTCTTCCTGCGTTTGCTTTTAGTGTTCCTTCAGCTACACCCGATCCTGATGAGTTAGTTTTGTTTTCCTTACTCGCTACGAAGATCATCGGTACGGTACCAGCAGCCGATGGAGTGTAGAAACTCTCGTCGATTACATTGACCTCAACACCTGGTGAAAATAATGCCATTGTTTATCTCCTATGAAATTGCTTATTCTATTGTATTTATTAATATAAAATAAAAAAGGCTGCTTAAACACCATGAAAAAGGGACCGAAAAGGTGAGGTAAATACAATATGAGGCCATTATGTAAATGCGGACAACGTCCTGCTGCTATAAATTACAAAAAAGGAAACAGAACTTACTATCGTAAGTTATGCGAAACTTGTTTGCGCAATGGCGTAGGACACGGTATTCCTAAATGGAAACAAGCAGGTTATGAAAAGAAACCACTATGTGAAAAGTGTGGTTATAAATCAAGATATCCAGAGCAGTTTAATGTGTTTCATATGGACGGAGATTTAAACAATTGTCGTCCTAGTAATCTAAAAACTGTGTGTGCAAACTGTCAGCGCATTTTACAACGAGAAGGTGTTCGTTGGAAGCAAGGCGATTTAAAACCTGATTTTTGACTTGACATATTATATTCTTTCTGCTATTATAATAGAAAACTAATAGGAGATACTCTGTGGCAATTGATTACAAGTTTAATGAAAAAGCACTTATTGAAGAATTTCAAGCATATATTGATAGTACATATCAAGGCCACTATGCTACAAATAAATTTCAATCAACTGAAGTAATTATTGAAAGAGGACACGGCACAGGTTTTTGCATGGGCAATGTCGATAAGTATTCTAATCGTTATGGAAAAAAAGGCTCCAAGGATGATGCTAGAAAAGATCTAATGAAGGTTTTGCATTATGCCTTAATTCAGTTGTACATACATGACAACGATCTTTAGCCGATTGTAAATCCATAACCAGTACCGCCTGGTACTGCGTTTGATACTTCGCTTTCTAGCTTTTCCATTTCAGCCTGTGCCTCTGCTTTTAGTGTATCACCATTGAGAGTGCTTCCTCCTTGAGGTCCAGCAATAGTAGCAAACTTTGAACGTGCTTCGCCTAGCATATACTTACAACTTGCAAGTGTATAATCTTTAATCCACTGCACAGCAAGATAATCATTTAGCAGTTCTGAATCAGGACGATAATTGTAGCAATACAGCATTAGAGTTTCTTCTGCTCTTGGACGCTGTAGTATTGTTAGTTTTTTGCTAGTGTTATTCCATTTAAATTCTATAAATGATCCAAACATTCTACCTACTAGTTCTTGATATTGGCTGAACAAGTCGTATGTTGCTAGTCCGCCCATGTTAGAAGAACTTAACAGATATGTGTTTGTATAAGCAAGATTAAATGGTTCGAACAATGTGCCGCCATCCCCACCGCCGGTTCTAGAACCTATACTTCTACGGAATATTTGTCTTACTTCCATTACTTCTTTAGGTAGTATGTATTCATTTTGATCTATTATTGTAGGCATAAACAAATAGCTTTCTTCAACACTATAATCAGATCTTTGTCTGTAGCGTGTAAGTGCTTTAGTTAATGCAGTATCATAATGCACAGGATCTAATTCTACATCAACCATTCCTCCACCTAGGAAGGTATGTACATAATCAAATACTTCTTGCTTTTGTGTTTTTAAATCTGCCATACGTGTTCTCCGTATTGTATTTATCACAGCATAAATATGTATATGCCGAGAATAAGCTTATATAAACCAGAACGAGGTAACGATTATGAATTTCTAGATCGACAGATCGAGGAAATGTTTGTAGTCGGCGGTACAGATATTAACATACATAAATTTCTAGGTGCCGAAAACCCAACTGATGAAAATGCAACTGCTGATCAACCTCAGTACGATGCAGTCAAAGAAACAAACATACAAGATCTTCTATTTTTAGAAAACAGAGATAGGAAATATGATCCTGATGTTTATGTGCATAGAGCAATTTACAATGTGCAAGATATTGATTTTGACTTAAGCAAGTTTGGTTTATTTTTAAGCAATGATACATTATTCATGACAGTGCATATTAGAAGTATTGTAAAGACACTAGGCAGAAAACCTATAAGTGGCGATGTTATAGAACTTCCTCATTTAAAAGATGAATATGCATTAAATGATTTCGATGTTGCACTAAAAAGATTTTATGTTATAGAAGATATTAATCGTGCAGCAGAAGGTTTTAGTCAAACATGGTATCCACACTTATATCGTCTAAAATTAAAACAGATCTATGACG